ACCTGCCTCTGAACCTGCCTCTGAACCTGCCTCTGAACCTGCCTCTGAACCTGCCTCTGAACCTGCCTCTGAACCTGCCTCTGAACCTGCCTCTGAACCTGCCTCTGAACCTGCCTCTGAACCTGGACTTGATACAATGGAAGGAACATGTGATACATTAACTTGTCCTAATGGATATACATTGAAACCAAATTCTCAGGAAATAACCTGTATCGGAGAAACCTGTAATATTTATGGGAATTCCCCTGATTTAGAGAATTGTTGTAATTCCCCAACTCCTTCATATAACGCTATTCCAGGTTATACAGGGTCATTATGTAACGAATCGTACAACGAACACGTCTTTATACTTAATTCGGTAACATTTGCAGAATGCGAGGAAGAGTGTAATAATAATCCAGATTGTATTGCTTTTAGTCGAGACACTGCGTGGAGCCCACATGATGGCCTCGAACACAACATCTTGGACGAGCTCGCGCCGGCCACATGCCGAGGTTATAGCTCAATTCAGGAAGGACCCCCACATACAACGGCAATGGGGGCAATTGGACAGGATAAAACTTGTTTTGGGCGAGGAGACGACACGACGACATCGACATCTGTAGAGGAAACATCTACGAGATAAATAATATTATATAATATATAATGAAACAAAAGGATATTCTGTGTTTATTTTTATTATTATTCTTAATTTATAGGCTTCTAAAGACAGATACTATGGAAGGATGGATCGGCATTGGAGGAACACCATCTCGACGGAATATTAATCCCCAAGAATACAGTGGAGTTGTCCCTGACCAACATTCACGACCTTCATCTCGTTAGAATTTTAAATTATTTTCTTTTTAAGATATTAAAATGATAAATTTAGTTTACATGGCAAAACCTATTTATGGAGGTTGGGTCACTTTTACTGCTCATTTATGTTTAAAATATAAATGTGAGTTATTTAAGATAGGGAAAAGGACAGAAAAAAACAAGAGGGCTTATGGATATGGTGTTAATTATCAAAATATTAAGATCGATGAATTAGTAAAGAAGGGGAAACATGTAATTACAGCCGTTGACAAACATTATTGGGAATACCTACATTTATTTCCTTCAGGAACTATTCTTGTGATACATGATCCAACTGAGCTAAAAGGAAAAGAAAATGAAATTGTAAAATTACTCCATCATTTTAAGATCATTACCATTCGTAAGACAGTTCAAGAATATTTAAAAAATAAATACGATGTTGATTCAGATTTTTTACCTCATCCATTTTATGAATATCCAAAATCAAATGATCCATCCGATTATTATTCATTGTCAATTTCACGAATTGATTTTGACAAACATACTGATCTAATTTTAGAAGCAAATCAACTAATAAAATCAGAGGATAAAAAAATTCAGATATTTGGAGCCGAAAATCGGTTGTATGTTCATCATAAATTAAAAGATTTAAATTTTAATGACTTTTGGCATGGAAAATTCCCAAAGACTTTGCCACTGTCCCATGAAGGAAAAGATTTATTGAATGATTGTCATTTTATTGTTGATATGTCAATTATTAAAGGAGATGGTGGAGGAACACAATATACATTTTTAGAAGCAATCTACCATGATTGTGCATTAATATTACACAAAGAATGGGTTGATCAAGGTGATTTATTTAAAAAAGGAGAAAATTGTTATGTAGTTGGATATACTAGTAATATTGGGAAGGAAATAGCGGATATTATTAATTCTCCCCTGGATGATCAGTATAGGGTCATTTTAAAAAATGCAAAGGAAATGTTAATCAACCATACAGATGTGAATTGGTTTTAACCATAACCATAATTATTTCTATTTCTTTGACCAAATGTGATACAAATATACATTAGGATAAGAAATGCTACTAAACAAAGAATGATACAACAACAAACCTCTTTATAATTACTTTTTTCATCCTTATTTTTAGTTTTTTGTTCTTTAGGAACAGATACTGTTACATTTTGCAATGGAGTTGTATCATCAATACTATCCGATTCTCTCATTTTTTATAATTGATTACCTCAAATCATTAACTAGTAATCAAATTTTCTAGCATAATTGATTAAAATATATTCTATACATATATTATTAATGACAAAGAAGTGTCTTACATGTAAATCAACGATAATTGATGATTTAGAATCTAGTATAGAGGATGAGCTTCCCAGATTACTAAACTGTGATGATAAATACAATCCGAATAAAACGGAGTTAAAAAAGAAGACACCTACAATAAGTGAAATCGAAGTAAAAATACCAATAAAATCTGAAAAAAATACATGGGTTTTTTATTGGGCTTCATTGCCTACAAAAGAACTAGAAATAAAAGGACGGGAAGCAGCATATGGAGATGAATCAAATTCAGGTCTATTAGAAACAGATAAATATGGTAAGGCAACATTAATTTTAAATTGCCCTCAACCTTATCGTATTAATAACCTTACATATCCCCGCCATGTCCATTATACAACACTTACTAAAGATAATGTATGGAGCGATGAAATTAAAACAATGGTTGTATATTGTCATTTAGACAAGGATCAATTCTCAAAAGCATTACAATCAAAGGATCATATCATTATTAATGCTCTACCCGAGGAGTCTTTTCAAGAACAGAAGATAGATGGTACATATAATCTACCTGTCGAAAGTTTAAATCCAAGTAACCGCGATGACAAGGTAAGGGATTTTATAGATACGCATATCCAGAAGTATCCTTCTTTAATGGATTTAATCGAACAAAATAAAATTGATGAAAAAGATATCCCTATCATAACTTACTGTCAAGGACACGGGTGTAATGCTTCAAAAGAATTATCAACTTATATAATGAATGCTGGATACAAAAATGTAGTTGAATATCCAGGAGGTATTGATGAATGGTTCAATGATAGTGATGATGATAGTAGTGATGATGATGAACCTAGCTTTTTTGAAGATGGGAGTAAATATAATTTAGATAATAAATACGAAACAATTATTATAAATAATATTAAATACAAACATCAATTAGATGATCTTAATTATATTTTAGATGAAGATGATCAAAAAGTTGGAAAACTTATAAATCATAAAATAGTTTGGGATACAGAACATGAAAAGATAACTAATGAATTTCTAAGTGATGAAGATGAAGATGAAGATGAAGAAGGGAAGTCTGATGATGAAAAAGATACATCAAGTTCTGATGATGATGAAAAAGATACATCAAGTTCTGATGATGATGAAAAAGATACATCAAGTTCTGATGATGATGAAAAAGATACATCAAGTTCTAATGATGATGAAAAAGATACATCAAGTTCAGATGATGATGAAAAAGATACATCAAGTTCTGATGATGATGAAAAAGATACATCAAGTTCAGATGATGAGGATAATGATGATGAAAAGAAAAAGGGTGGTGCCCCTAATCAATATGGTTGGATCTATAGTAGAAGTTTAATTTCAAAAAAAGAGTATGATCAATTATTCAGGGGATGGGGATTTTCATTTTTTTAAATTTGATTTAATTTTTGACTTAAAAATAGTCAAAAAAAAAGTAATTAATAAATTAAAAGATGACAAAGAAAATGAAGTGTTCTTTTTGTCAAAAGAAAATAGGATTAATTAGCTTCCCTTGTAAATGCCAAGGAATTTTCTGTTCACTACATCGTTATACACATTCCCATAATTGTACATATACAGAAAAAAAGAAAGAAGATAATAAGAAAAAAATACAGAAACAGAACCCTAAAACAGAGGCAACTACACTTGAGAAGATTAAGTAGTCACTTTATAAATGTTATTCAATTTTTTAAGAGTATTCAAAACTCTATTTTCATTCATACCAATTTCATGAATTAAATATTCTTCTAATTCAGGTATATTTCTTTTAGATGTATTGATTGTTATATCATCAATATTCATCTTATCATAATAGAGTAAGAAATTTTCTTTTGCAGAATAGAATGTTTTTAGGTAGTCTTCAGGAAATTGATAATTCGTTGATTGGATAATTTCTTCCATCGTTGAAAACTTGCGTATTAACTTAAGCGCTGTTATATTCCCTATTTTTTCAATCGGTGGACAATAGTCACAACCACAAAGAATACAGAATTCAATAAATTTATCATGACTTAGATCGAGACTATGAATTACTTTTGAATAGTCAAAAATTGAAACAATATCCTTCCTTTTTAATTCTTTATCAATACAATTTCTTATTAATTGAGGACAACCATACGCCATTGTATCCATGTCTTCTGTAAGAACATAATCAACAAACCCCATACGACATAACTCACTTGCATAGGCTTCCCCTTCACCAACTTCAGGATGAATGTATCTAATTCCTAAAAGACCTAATAATTTCTTAACATCACTAAGCATTTCTGGTGTAATCCTCATTGATAACCTTTTCAATTTATGTTTCTCTTCTTCATCTGTAGTTGTATCCATCGATTCCTTTGCTTGTAGGGATCTATTTTTTCTTTCTTGAATACAGAGTTGTTTATTTTGGGGAGGTTTTCCATCAAAAACGAATAATAATTCAATATCTAATGAAATATAATTAATGATCTTGTAAAATAACCCTGTAATATGGTTTGTTATTTTTCCATCTTTGTTATGAAAGAAACCTTTACGATTACTTAATAGCTGTTGATAAATGACAAGACTTGCATCAACAGCTACTTTCTTACCTGATAATTTATATAGATTATCACTATGTATTGCATCAGGAGCATGCTTCCTAATTGTTTGTGTTAATGATTTAATACCCATGAGGTTTGTTATACTTTTATATATATGTATTATTCAAATTTTAGTTTTAAATATCCTTTTGAAGAAGAGACTTGAGTTCAAGGTTCGAACGAATAAATTGTTCATTTGATAAATCAAAGAACCATTGATACTTTGTTGTTTGTAATAGAATATCATATGGAACCGATACGACTGATAATCTTTCTTTATTCTGGAAATCTATCTCATAAGTACCCATATAGGAAGATAATGGAATCTTTTCTAATTTAGAATTATATGAACCATCATATTCGGTACCGAAATGAAATTGAGAAGGTTTTAATTTTTTAATAATATAGGACAATATATCACTATTATCTGCTATTTTAATGTTATATAGATATGTGTTATCAATTAACAGTAATAATATTCTCTTGTATTCTTGAATAAAAGGAGTATTTTCTTGAGAACCTATTATATAGGAGTTAGGATAATAGAGGTTATTATGTGATTTTAATACACTTGGACTACCTCCAAAAGTTACTATTTCATAGTTCCTTAACATACTCAGTGCTTTATTGACATTATAAACGATTGTCCCAGGAGAGATACATAATCCTCCATATACCTCAAGTATAGATGAAAATAAAAGATCAATCCTTATTTTTAGAGGGATATCCGATGCTTGATTCATTTCAACAGAGAAATCAGGTAAGTATTCCTTAATGTTTAATGGAGTGAGTATGATTAATTCTGGAACATTCTTTTTCATAAGATCAATACACTTTCTAAAATATACTGGGATACCCATTCTACGATAGGATAATTGTACATTTCTACTTTCATTCGGAATCTCAATATATGTCCAAACACGAGGAGTCTTTAAAGGGTTTATTTTTTTTATACTTGTGAATATATTTTTATATATCTCTTGTCTTTTTTCTTTATCTGAAAGTATTTTTTTCTCTTTAGGGACTCCTTCTTCGGTTGGAACATCAATTTTAGGTGGAAGAGGTTCTTTTTTATCAATAATATACAGCAAAATAAATATTGCTATGATAACATAAATCAATGTTTCCATAATTATATATTATAAATATATATTAATTATTAGAAATTATAATCACATAGAGGACATATCCTTTTCTTCTTTGCCCAACTTTGAATACATTTGGAATGATAAATATGAGAACATTGAATTACCGTTAAATTCTCTCCTGTTTTCATTTCTTCCAAACAAATAACACATTCATGAAAATTATCTGTTTGCTCATTTAAAAAAGGTTTACTAGTTAATTCGGCTTCCTCTTTCTTTTCTTCTCCACCCCCTTCTTTCCCTCCATTTTCATTCTTTGAAAAAATGGATTTTAAAAAATTCATCCTTTCCTCTATAATATGTGTTATGATTATATTAATATTATATTGAAATTGTTTAAAATATAATATTAAAATATGAATCTATCAATTATTACAAAAAATATAATATCTAATTTAAAAGAGGAGATAGAAAAAGAAGATAATATTGAGTTAATTAAGGATGACATTCTAAAACCGTTGATTAAACATATTATGGATGAATTGTATCCTTATTTTTTAAAGACAATTATTATTATTATTGTAATCTTATTATTTCTAATTATTACAATATTCCTAAACCTCAAAGTTATCTATAAAAATTAATATGCACCACCATAGTATTCCATTGTTCTTTTGTCATCGAAATACCCAGCATGAACACCTTTTCTTGCATCTTCAATATTTAAATAACTAATTGCAGGATAATAAAAATATTTGACCTTTTCTTTCCTTTGTAATTTCACCATCTCACTATCAAGAGCCCTCATTTTTGTTTTTTTCTCTATTTCTTTTAATAGTTCATCAACAGTTTTCCATGTTGGAAAGTAATAACCATGACCACCTAGTATACGATATTTTGATGAATCAATTGTATTGAACTTATTTTTTCGGAATGATTTTCTTAATGAATCAATATTCTCATACCATTTTTTATTCTTGAATGTATCCGGGGGATGTAATGTCCCTCCAAAATAAATGATACTATCGCTATATTTATGAACATCTTTCATTGCTTCCTTTAACCTTGAGAAATTAATTTGTGCATCGTCTTCAATAATAAGGACACCATTCTTAGGAAAGTTATTTTTTAAACGATGAATCTTTCGTATCACTCCTAAGTGTGAAGTTAGAATACCTGCTGTACATTTCTTTTTCTTTTCTGCAGCATTCCACATAATTTGTAATTTTTTTTCATTCCTTTGAAAATCAGAACGATACTTTGTTTGTGGATCAACACCAAGACATGCTGAATAACGATCAATCACCCCCTTCTTATGATATTCTTGATATTTTTTCCATTTTTTCTTATCCCTTTTTAGATTAATGACATATATCTTAGGAAAACCTTTCCCTATAGGGGAGATAGACTCTCTCAGGCTTGGACTCACTAATTTACGAGATTTTATTCTCCCCCTCAATGTATTCTTTCTTTTTATAGTCCTTTTTTTCTTAACAGTCCTTCTTTTCGCCATACTATATTATATAGTATTATAATATAATAGAATATGGAAAGTGAATTTAAGCCAAATAAAACACCGAAACATATTTTTAAAGAGGGATCATTTGGGGGGACTTACTTCCGACCTATCTATTCATCAATTACAAAAACGAAGTATACATCCGGTCAAGTAATAAAGGAATATCCTAAATCATGGTTTACGGGTATAGATATTCAAAAAATGGTTACATCTCCTGATTATGATAAGAAAATAAATAAATACAAAGTAAAATGTGGATCTTCTTTAGAAACTTGGGAAAAAAATAATTGGATTATTAAACAAGATCCATATGGATGGTTTCAATGGTATTGTAGATATTATCGTGGAAGAAGGAGTGATGATGATGAAAGACAAATAAAACGTTGGTTAGCACTAGCTGGCCCGAATGGTCGTTTTAGAAGACGCTTGATGAATGAGATTATTAAAAAAAAGAAGAGGTACAATGATTATAGTATAAGTCCAGTAATAAGGCAGGTTCTACTTCATTGGGGATATGAATTAACATCAAAAGACCTACAATCTTATAAAAATAAAAAAAAGAAACAATAGGGATTATTTTTTAAATAGCTTCTGAATCTCCTTCCTATGATTAGGAATAAAATACTTACTAAATTTTTCACAAGTTTTCATTTCAATTTTATAATAAGAACAAATATTATGGGCTTCTTTATATTTCTTATTGATCATTAATGTGTATAAACATGAAAGTATATGAATATTTAATCCATGAAGGTGTAATAATTTATTATTGTAAGTATATATGATTGAACGACTTAAATATTTATTGTAAATCATTTTATTCATCTTTATTCGATTGTATGAAAGATATCGTAATGGTAATAATGTTGTATTTATAACCATATAATTTATCAAATCCCAGTCATATAATTTTTGCCATTGATTATGAAAGGTATCACCAATACAATAAGATAAGTATATCCTATGGATTAAATAAATTCTATTTTGATAGGATAATCTTGAATGATAAATCCAATCAATACAATTCTCGAGTAAATTAAGAGAAATAATAATATGGTCATTCATGATGAAACGAAGAATTTCATCTAAACTTTTCATACGATAGATCTTTTGAATCAATGTAAATAATTCATCTTCATTTTTTTGAAATATTTGAATCGTATCTGTTTTTCCTTGATAAAATTTTAAATTAATTTGGATATTGTGGAAATTATAATTGGATTTTTTGATTAATTCAGGATAATTGATTGTATTATTTTTAAGATAAAATCGTTTGACGATTGATACATATTGATCCATAGTAAAAGAGAGATGGATTGGAAATGCTTTTTTATAAATTGATTGCACTAACTTATGAGAAATACTATTCACAATATAAATAACTGGATAGGTTGTTTCTTTTTTTGAAAAATCAAGAACCTGTTTAAATAATGATTTATCATTCTCTTGAATATATTTTAAGTCATCAATCAAAAGGGCTTTACTCCTTAACTTCTCAAACATCATTGTTATACTTTTTTTATACAAAGATAAGTCTAGGAATGTAGAGAGTGACCTATTTGTTTTACAGAAATCAATATTTATTTCTATTTTTATGAAGCTTTGAAGGATATAATTTGCCAATGATGTTTTTCCAACACCATTACAGCCATAAATAATTAATGGTTTTTCTTTGTATTTTCCTTGGATCCATTGATGAATAAAATCTTCTTTTCGAAGTATTTCTAGGATATACTCACTATGAGTACTCATAGATACAATAAAGATTGTTTTTTTAAATATTAAAATTACTTAAAAAAACAAGGTAAATTAAAACTATAATAATGGTAGCGATTGGTATTGATTTAGGAACAACATACAGTTGTGTAGGATGGTGGAAAGATAACCGTTGTGAAATAATTGCGAATGATCAAGGTAACAGGACAACCCCTTCTTATGTTGCATTTACAGATAAAGAAAGAATTATTGGGGATGGTGCTAAGAATCAATCTTCAATGAATCCCGAGAATACTGTATTTGATGCTAAACGATTAATTGGGAGAGATTTTAATGATACTACTTTACAGTCTGATTTAAAACACTTTCCATTCAAAGTGAAAGATAAGGGAAATAAACCAGTTATTGAAGTCAAATACAAGAATGAGGAGAAACAATTCCATCCTGAAGAAATTTCATCAATGATTCTAACAAAAATGAAAGAAACAGCAGAAGCCTATATTGGAGAAGAGGTTAAAGATGCTGTAGTTACTGTTCCTGCATACTTTAATGATTCACAACGTCAAGCAACAAAAGATGCAGGGTCAATTGCCGGTTTAAATGTTCTCCGTATTATTAATGAACCAACCGCAGCAGCAATTGCCTATGGATTAGACAATAAGTCCGTAGAAAAAAATGTTCTTATTTTTGACTTGGGTGGAGGAACTTTTGATGTCTCCCTATTGAATATTGATGATGGTATTTTTGAAGTGAAAGCAACCGCCGGTGATACACATTTAGGGGGTGAGGATTTCGATAATATCCTATTAAAACATTTTACGGATGAGTTTAAGAGAAAATATCATCACGATTTAACTGATAATAAACGGGCAAGCCGAAGATTACGGACAGCATGTGAAAAAGCCAAGCGGACTTTGTCAAGTAGCAGTACTGCTTCTATTGAAATTGATTCACTCTACGAAGGAATTGACTTCTTTTCATCTATCAGTCGCGCCAAGTTTGAAAGCCTTTGTATGTCTTTGTTTCAGAAATGTATTGAACCAGTAACAAGGGTTCTAAGAGACTCTTCGGTAAGTAAGAACCAAGTTGATGATATTGTCCTTGTTGGGGGATCGACGAGAATTCCAAAAGTTCAAGAATTATTAAGTAATTATTTCAGTGGAAAAGAATTAAGTAAGAAGATTAATCCTGATGAAGCGGTAGCATACGGAGCATGTGTTCAAGCAGCCATTCTTTCAAATTCTACCTCTGGTAATGAGAAGGCTGATGAGGTTCTCTTATTGGATGTTACTCCTTTATCATTGGGGATAGAAACAGCTGGTGGAGTAATGACTAAGATTATTGAAAGGAATACTACCATCCCGACAAAGAAGTCACAAACATTCTCAACCTATCAAGACAATCAACCCGGTGTATCCATTCAAGTATTTGAAGGTGAAAGGACGCTAACAAAGCATAACAATTCATTAGGAACGTTTCAGTTGGAAGGGATCCCTCCTGCTCCTCGCGGTGTCCCTCAAATCGAGGTTGCATTTGATGTCGATGCAAATGGTATTATGAATATTGAAGCTCATGATAAAGGATCTGGTAAGAAAGAACATATTACGATTACAAATGATAAAGGAAGATTATCATCTGACGACATTGAAAGACTGGTTCAAGAAGCAGAAAAATTTAAAGAAGAAGATCAACAAATTCAAGAAAAAATAGAAGCGAAAAATAAATTAGAAGCATTTATTTTTCAATTAAAAACAATTACTGATAATGAAATGATGAAAGAAAAATTAGATGAAAATGAGAACGAACAAATTAAGAAAACAATCGAAGAAACAGACCAATGGTTAATGAATGATCAGTTTACGAAAGAAGAATATGAAAAGAAATATGATGAATTGAATCAAGAATTAAATCCAATTCTTATGAAGATCCAAAGTAACCCTGAAGGAGAACAACCATCTCCATTTACAAGTGGACAACCTGAACAGCACGCATCAGGACCCGTTGTTGATGAAGTTGATTAAAGGATATTACTCATATCATATGTATAATTATTTCCATTTTCATATCGAGGATGCTCTAATGGTACCGGGGCACTTGATATTTTAGTAATATAATTGTCGTATTGATCTAATTGATCACTTACATTTTTCACAGTATAATCAACAACCATTTTATTAAGTGTCCGAAGATTTGTTAACATTTCTTTTGAATTTACAATTGAATTTGCATATTGTAAGTAAATTGATCTCATAATTACAAAAAGTTCATTTTGTGACTGATACGAAATTTTTTTATTTTTTTCTTTAAAGATACGATAACGAACCGTCCATTGAATTATTTCAACATTCTTATCTGAAAAGAATAAATTGCTCATTGGTGTTTCTTGAATAATACCTTTCAAAGAATATTCTCGACGATTATTAAAAATATGTGGTTCATTTGTTTCAATGTATTGATTCTTTGTAGTATGATAGATATCTCTCATATATCCATTCTGATTTGTAGGGGTTTGAGCCGTCATAATTATAATTATAATATATATAATATTTTATAAATTATTTTATAAATTATTTTTATATTCTATTATTTATAATAGAACCATGTTCAATGCTCAGAATGTCCTCAAATATTTTTTAATGTTATCGATCGTATCAATTTCAACATTTTATATTCCAAATTGTTCAATTATGAATGAACATGCTCTTTACATTGGACTTTTAGGGGCAACAACCTTTGTTCTTCTCGATCGTTATATGCCCCATATTATAATCGTAGATGATAAATATCATCGGTACTAAATACTTGGGATATATTCCCACATAAGAGTCCCACAAATTTTCATCCATATTTTATCTTGTTGTTGAAGTTTTTCACGGCTTTTTAAGAGTGGAAAATAAATTAATAAATGGTCCAATTCAAGTAATTCGCAAAATTTGTGAAGAACATAGGAATAAGACAAAAAGTTTTTCCTATTTTCGGGACAATGTTGCATAAATGGAGTTTGAATTTCTTTAAACATATTCCTTAATTGTTCTTCATATTGCCTTGTTAAGATTGGAGCTTTTTTACCATTGATCATATTAATGATATGTGGGATATGTTCATAATATTTATTGTATTTTAGTTTTTTAAGGATCTCTCTCATATTCTTATAAGATAACTCCTGAATATTAATAAATTTATTTTTTTTAAGTTCAACAAGAATTCCCTTATAGACTTCTTCAGGTATGTCTGTAGTTTCTTTGGCTTGAAATTGAGCCAACCATTCATTGAAATGATTAATTCTTTTATAAGCAAAATAAGAAGATTCCCTTGGAGGGTCTTTGTATGATATTTTTTCAGAATTAATAATAATTGAATCCGTATATCCACAATCTTCGCAAATGAGTAAGCTATCTACATTCTTAAGGACTAAACGACCAAAACAATGGGGGCAGTTTTCTAAATCATATGTAAAATTATCTTTAATAATTGTATCATCTACAACTCTCATATAATTATTAATTAGATTATCCTCTTTTTTATTTTTTTTATTTTTATTCATAAAATCAACCACTGTAATTTCAGTATTGATTTGTACTTCTTCTTTCTTCGAATAATATTCATTCAATAAATTTCCGGTATTTAAATAATAATCTATTTCTTCAGAATGATCATAACTATTAATTTCTTTATTCAATAGTTCAAGTTCTTTTAATTCTTCATCAGAACATTGTGCTTTATCTAATTCCTTCTTCTTTTGAACATTTTTATGATATTGTTTCTTTTTTTCAGTAAATTCACTTAATATTTCTTGATGAATTGCATCAATTGTGACCCTTTTATCAGCAACTATTTTTTTGAGTGGTTTATCCTTAAAAGACATATTTCTATTAAAGATAGTTATATTATTTTCCTTTAAATGATAATATAATATAATATAATATAATATAATATAATATAAACTATAAACTATAAATAATGATTGAATCAGAATATTATCAAAATTATCACGGACCAAACCTTACAAAAGCGACACTCAATGATGAGGAAGACATTACTGATCGAATCAAAAAGTTTTACGGAAATAATAATAATTGGTGTAATAAGCTATGGACTTATCAAGATGTATTTGGAGATGATTGTAAGGGTGATAAATTCTATTGTGAATTCCATTCCGAAGATCAAAGGAAACATTGGTTCCATGGTTTTATCAATGATAAAAAAGATAATTTTAATATTCCGTTACATACTCCAATGAGTCAATCATAATAAGTTGTTAGTATTATTATTATTATTATTATTATATGGTTCTTCATATTCTTCAACCTTTTTTCACACCATCTTTTGTGGTTACTTTTTTTGTTTTTTTGACACCATTTTCAATAATCGTAGAAATCGATACTGATTCTGACGATATATTATTTGAAAAAAGACGATCCATATTTTGGAACATTGATTGAATATTGATATTCAATTGTGAACGAAACATCATTGTATCCATTGGTTTTAATTGAAAATCATATTGTCTTCTTTTTTCATGATCAGAAAGGACTTCGTATGCTTCACTTATTTTTTTAAACATTGTATCATCTCCGTTATTCTTATCTGGGTGATACTTTCTTGATAATTTATGATAGGATTGTTTAATCTCTTTCAATGTTACATCTTCGGCCACATTAAGAATATCATAGTAGGTCATTTTATTGTAGTATATTAAATATTAAATATTTTTTAAGTTATAATATAATATAATATACATGAAGAAGTTTACACGGATACTAATTTGTTTATTCATAATCCTATTAATGATGTATTTCTTCTTACCAAATAGACCTTATGTATCACGTTCAAAGGTTCATGGGAATGGATTATTTGCAGGGAAAAATTACAAAAAAGGAGATATTATTTTTGATGATTTATTTCCTTACAGAGAAAAAGATCAAATGTTATTTAATCCAATCGAAAAAAAGAAATTCCAAGAATATATTCTTAAAGAAGGTTTGTATATTAACCATTGTTCTATAAATAAGAATATTGACATCAAAACCAATAATTACAGATCATTTCCTGTAATAGCTACGGAAGACATTCAAAAACATGAAGAATTATTTGTAGATTATAATATCCTTCATAAACATTATCCATTTATTGCCCCTTCTCTACCAAGCTATGTAAAATGTTAAATTTGATACCATTAATTGATATGAACATAAAGTATTTCAACTATGTCAATTGAAGAAGTATATGTGAAAAAGGTATACAACACAATCGCAAAACAATTTGACAACACACGGTATCGTCCATGGACATGTGTCGAAGAATTCTTAGATACTATACCAAAAAACTCTGTGATTGGTGATATAGGATGTGGAAATGGTAAAAACATGTTATATCGGAAAGATTGTTTGAACTATGGTTGTGATTTTAGTGAAAGCCTAGTGAAAATTTGTTTGCAGAAGAATCTAAATGTAGTCTGTGGAGATATTCTAGATATCCCTTATAAAAATAGTTCATTTGACTATACAATTTGTATTGCCGTGATCCATCATCTATCAACTGTTGAAAAGAGAAAGAAAGCAATTGAAGAATTAGAAAGGATCACAAAACAAGGAGGAAAGATATTACTATTGGTGTGGGCATTCGAACAAGAGGAAGATTCAAGAAGAAAATTTACAACGCAAGAAAATTTTGTAGATTGGAGGGATAAACAACAAAAATTACTAGGGAAAAGATATTATTATGTGTTTCAAAAAAATGAATTAGAATCATTGGTAGATGAAAAGAAGATTGAAAAAAGTTTCTATGAAAAGGGAAATTGGGGTATTCTTTTTAAAAAGGTTTAAACGATAAAATAATAATCAATATTTAGATAAATGTGTGGGATTTTTGCTTATTTTTCATCTTCTCCCGAAAATATTGTAAAACTCAAGGAATATGGTATGAAATGTAAGCATCGAGGTCCAGATTCAACCAATGATCTATGTATCCATAATGAAAAAAGCTTCATTTATTTTTTATTTCACCGATTAGCGATTAATGGATTAAACGAAAAGAGTAATCAACCAATGAAGTTATCAACCAATGAAAATCATATTCTAATTTGCAATGGGGAAATCTATAATTTTAAAGAATTAGCAAATGAATTAGATATTCAATTGGAAACAGATAGCGATTGTGAAATCCTCCTTCATCTTTATGGGAAATCAAAGGTAAATGATTATCATTCCTATTATTTGAATCATTTCATCCATAAACTCGATGGTGTTTTTTCATTTATCATTTATGACATTACATTAAATCAAGTTTTTATCGGCCATGATCCATTTGGAATACGTCCCCTATATTTTTTTGAAGAAAATGATAGATTTGGATTTTCATCTGAAATGAAATGTTTGGTTGATTTATCAGAAAATATTGAATTTTATCCACCAGGAACATTTTCAATGATTGATCTAAATAAAAATACACACGAAAAACATACATATTACCCATTTATTTATGAAACTATCCCTGAAAGAGATGAAAGTAAAATTATCCGAACAATCCAGAATAAATTAACAACAGCAGTACAAAAACGATTAATTACTGACCGCCCCTTTGGTTGTTTATTATCTGGAGGTTTAGATAGTAGTATAATTACAGCAATTGTTTGTCAATTAGTGGTTCCATCTTCAGTAAGGACATTCTCGATTGGTTTAGAAGGGTCTCCTGATCTAATAGCTGCTCAAAAAGTAGCTGATTATTTAGGAACAAACCATACAAATGTAATTGTTACAGAAAAAGAAATGTTAGATGCGATTGATTTAACAATCTATCAAATTGAATCCAAAGATATTACAACTATTAGGGCATCTGTTCCAATGTTTTTATTATCAGAATATATTCGAGACAATACTGATATTAAAGTTATCTTAAGTGGTGAAGGAAGTGATGAAGCATCTGGATCTTACTTATATTTTCATAATGCCCCAAGTCCTAAAGAATTTCAAGATGAATGTCTACGTTTACTAAAAGATGTACGGTATTTTGATGTCTTACGAAGTGATAAAACTACCGCTGTAGCAGGATTAGAAATAAGAGTCCCTTATTTTGATAAAGGATTTATGGAATATTACATGGGTATTGAACCCGAGAAGAAGGTTGTAAGAGATAAAATGGAAAAATATTTATTAAGGAAAGCATTTGAAAACAGTCTCCCTGAAGAGATCGTATGGAGAAGGAAAGATGGGTTTTCAGATGGTGTATCATCATTTGAAAAGCCATGGTACGAAATAATTCATGATTATACTATGAAAAATTATGAATTGAATGAAAAAGAATATTATTTATCTGTCTTTCAAAAATATTATCCGAACTATGAAAATATTATCCCCTATTATTGGATGCCAAAGTGGATTCAAGAAGGAAATCCATCCGGAAGATTAATAGTTTAAAATAATTTATTTTTAACTAATTATAATAATTATGATACAAAGAATAGTTCATTGGTTCAATCAACTTATTGATCTATTGAATATGAATGATAAATTATTACTCAATGATGAATATATTGAAGTATACCAAAGTTATTACATGAGGCCAAAATTATAGATGATTTAATTAGTTCTCTGAACATTTGTTTGATGAAGAAGTTTGATTGATGCACGACAAACACTGATTGTAGGGTTATTTTGAATTGTATTTATCATTGTATCCCAAATTTGGATATAGTTCTTACCTACATGTGGAACGTTTTTTACTTTCAATTCTGAGATAAATTGATGATAAATATTGGGAGCAATTTCGAAATACTCATTCTTATCTTCGTGATCCATTAAAATGGTTGAATATTTTTTAGAGATTTGCCATCCTTCATGATACTTTTCTTTCTGTTTCATTTCTTTTCTACGGTTATCCATGATATTTATATACAACGCATTCATGTTAATTTTTTAAGTAAAAATAATTACTTTATTTATTCAAAAGAACCTTTTTTGGATTGAAGTAATTACAGAAAGATAATTCAATGAAGATATATAATTGAAAGCATCTTTACAAGAATTATATAACGAATATACTAAGAATGCCCTTGCTTCCAAACGTTTGTCCATTTTACTTCTATTTAAAATGATAATCTTAAGTATATAATTAAAATGATTTTACTTTATTTTATTACACCATTCTTAGGATATTTAAGAAATTATGTAAAATACAAACAATTGGACTTTTTAGTATTCATGCGGACACCTATCGTTTATTTTTTAATTACACTTCTCTTTGGTCATGATAATGTTTTTCAAACATTAATCTATGAACGATGGTTCTTTTTGATGTATAAAACATGTTTATCATTGTACAGGAATGATTACAGAAAGAAAAAAAAGAAATACATTAAAAAATATGGATTGAAGTATTAAGAAATTTATTCATTCAATGATTAGTTAACATAACCAAGCTTCTTTTAAGATAGCATCCCCACCTGGAACGATACTACTCATAATCAACCTTTTTTTCGGATCATTCTTTATTTTGCATATTTTATATTGTTCATGAAGTTTGACAGCAATCATATATAGAATAACTGGGATTATCGTATATAAGGGTAGCATCTTAAGGTTACAATTATAAGACATCTTATATATTATAAATAAGGATATAAATGAACATACTATATTAATTGATATTTGAATATATTTATCATTCTCTTTTCTTTTTTTACTTTTCCTGGAAAGTAAATGCGCAACATTTAGAAAAATGCAACCCAGCACAATAGAAACCATAAGAATTATTGCTATAATTGTTGGCCCTCTATCGTATAGACCAGTAGCCATAAGTTGACATTTATCAGTAAAAAATGAGAAACCTTCTTTCATTATATTATATTATTTAAAAAAATTAATATAATTATTATAAATCATGGAAGAGAAAGATCAAGAAGTTTACTCAATTATCAAAAAAGAATATGAAAGACAAATAAATGGTTTAGAATTAATTGCAAGTGAAAACTTTGTGTCAGATACAGTCTTAGAAGCCCTTGGTTCAATCATGACAAATAAATACAGCGAAGGACAAATTGGAAGAAGATACTATGGTGGGAATGATCATATCGATGAAATGGAACAACTCTGTAAGGATAGAGCTTTAGATATATACAAGTTAAAGAAAGACGAATGGGATGTCAATGTCCAACCTTATTCTGGTTCTCCAGCAAATTTTGCTGTATATACAGCATTATTAGACCCTCATGACCGAATCATGGGGTTAGGATTACCCAGTGGTGGCCATTTAACGCACGGATATTACAATGACAAACGAAAAGTATCCGCTACAAGTATTTATTTTGAATCTTTACCCTATGAGGTAGATGAAAAAACAGGGTTGATTGATTATGATGAGTTAGAAAATAAGGCGAAAATGTTTCTTCCAAAATGTATTATTGCAGGTGGTTCTGCCTATCCAAGAGATTGGGACTATGAAAGAATTTCTACAATCGCAAAAAGTGTAGGGGCATATCTATTAGTTGATATGGCACATATTTCAGGTTTAGTAGCTGTAGGGGAAGCAAATAATCCATTCTTACATGCTGACGTTGTAACTACAACAACCCATAAAAGCTTACGAGGCCCACGATCAGGTATGATATTTAGTAAGAAACATTTATCTGATCAAATCGATTTTGCAGTCTTTCCTTCCTTACAAGGAGGACCTCATAACAATGTTATTTCAGCGGTTTCTGTTGCCTTAAAAGAGGCTTCCACACCCGAATTCCATCAATATATCATCAGAGTCAAAAACAATGCAAAGTTATTAGGAGAAGGATTAATGGATTTAGGATATCAATTATGTACAGATGGGACAGACAATCATCTACTTGTAATGAATTTACGAGATAAGGGAATAACTGGAAGTAAGGTTGAATACATCCTTGAAAAAGTCCATATCAGTGTGAATAAGAACACAATAATTGGTGACAAAAGTGCTTTATCCCCAAGTGGCGTAAGAATTGGATTGTGTGCGATGACAACGCGTGGCTTACAAGATATTCATTGCCATCCATTGGCGAATTTAATCCATCGTGCGATTGTTTTAGGGAAGAGTATTGAGTATAAAAAATTAGTTGATTTTAAAAGAGAGATTAATTTAAGATTTGAAGAAGAAGATATGAATGAATTCAAACAGCTACAGGAAGATGTCCTTCAATTTTCTTCTCAATTTCCATTTCCAAATAAATTATAATGAATGATTATATAGATGGATTCTCAATCTCCATTGCGTTTTTTAGACTACGATGTTACACAATATATCTATGAAACATATTATCCAAGTAAGGGGGCAAAAGAGAACAAAAAAAAAATGAATGAACAATTTTTAACGATTAAGAATCAATACCTATCTCGATATAATGTTGAAAATATTTATGGATATGAGATAATGTTCTGTATTCGTGGATACCTCTATAAAAAGATAAGTTTTTTTCCTTTTTTAAAGGAATTAAATAATAAAAGGGAAAGTAACGTAAATAAAATGAGATTACCTTATTTATTTAATTGTGTGAAACCTCGATCTTATTTCAGGGCAAATCAATATAAGAATGAATCACTTTATTTAAAGAAGTTAATTAACATAATCCATTAGTCATTCGACAGTTATTTTTACAGGTTTATCAGGGAGAGGGGCGGATGCTACAACGGGTTGAGAAGAATATGGTGTTTGTTGTTGAGAGTTCATTTGTTCTGAATTCATTTGTTGTAGGGATAATTGTTCAAGGCTTCTTGATTTAACTAATAATTTATCTTTATTCTTACAACAAACTATCAACCCTGTCGCCACACCTGCGACATAAGAGAGAATATTAATCAACACAAAATCAAGACCTGTTACTTCCATTATTAATATATATAATAATAGTATATATTAATCTAATATGCCTGGATATCGTCAAAGGAGGGGTAAAAAAACAAAAAAGAAGAAGAGAACAAAGACTAAAATACCTTATGCATCTGTTAAAATAAAATCAAGTGCTTTAGGGAGAGCGAAAAGCACACCTACAAAAAGTAAGAGTAAGAGTAAGAGTAAATCACGTTTAAGGAAGATAAGGTCTACACCTTCCAAAAGAAGTAAAAGTAGAAAAAGTGTATCAAGTAGGAAAAAAAGAGCATACTCCAAAGCAAAGGAATATTTTCCAAGAGTAATGGATGATCCTGAAATTGAGATGAGATATTTGAAAGAAAAAAGAAAAGTAGATGACAGCATCTATACGATTGATCCACAGAAACTTACTGGATTAAAAACATTAAGGGATAAAGAAAAAACAAAGATTGAAGATTTAGCAGGTATCTTTGAATATCAAGAAAATCCTATAGAGCCTGTTGGATTCGAAGATATACCTCACATGCAAGGGAGGGTAGATCTACTTGGAAAAGAGGATCCTGATGCTATTTTAGGTCAATTAAAATGTAAGGATCGGGTAAATTATTGTTTTAAAACAAGTCCTGAAATATGGAAAAAATGTAGAGAACCAAGTATTCATGAAAGATATATCTTACCATGTAAGATGAGTACTATCATTGAAAAGAAAATTTGGGATATATGTGAAATTGATAATACGAGTAGTTTACAGCCTGCTCAATTTCAATCAATGATAGACGAATTATTGGATGAGTTCCCATGTTTAATGGAACAAAATATTGTTAGTTTTTTAAAACGTTATTTATCTTATGGTAATGAATATAAACCTCCTTTAGAATATCGTGTTTATTTCCAAGTAAAGAGAAATATGTTTTCCGAAATTTCTGATATTGATGAATTAGTTCAATTAGAAATGGAGACATGGGGAAAATTGTGGAAAGAAGATGAATTTTTAGATGCTGTGAATAATTTTATTGGTGTTGAACGGATGAAAGAAATTATTGAACGTTGGGGTTCAACCCCTCAGATACACTTAGGAGAAGAAGAAGCAACTGAGGTATATCAAAAGATGATAAACGGTCAAAAAAAATTTATTGAAGGAAGTTTAACGTGGTGGACCAGAATGTTAAATTGTCCCTATGTTGTCCCATTTATACCCGATATGCAAGATGGAACCGACAACCGTATTCTTCAGTTATTATTCCAGATGGAAGATTCTTTCTTAGAAATTTTTGATGGAACTCAATTTCAAATGAGAGAAAATACTTGGTTTGTTTATGGTGAGGGAGAAATGAATACACCCGATTTTATGAATCGTGATACTTACCGTAATTGGTATATAGATACCTATGGTAAACAACCAAAGATAAAAGAAGTCTTACGATGGTTGAAACATGGGAGAACAAGGGAAGATGAGGTACAAAAATTAATCAATATGAAAAATACATTTGTAAGACTTGGCTCATCAAGGTTTCAACGAAGTAGGCTTATGCCTGATGTGGCAAGAATATCAGAAGTCGAGATGTATCGGTATTTTGAAGAATTTATCGATTTACTCAATTTTGCGACTATCGGAAGAATAAGTAGAAGAGACGATGAAAGGTTAGTTGATATTGAAAGAGAGTTTCAAAATGCTCAATACGAAAGATATCAACAGGATATAAGATAAGTAGTTAATTAAATATCATTTTATCTATGGTTGTCCTTACACAAAATATACGATGCAATACTATTCCAAGAATAAATAAACCTAGAAGAACTTCGATATAAGTGTATTTTTTTAAGAAATGTTTTTGTAAGAAGTGTGCTCCTATGATTGTAAAAATAACATCAATGATAGCGACATTGAATAAACGATAGGAATGTAGTCCTTCACCTACTTTTCCAAAGATATCAGAATAATTACAGAACATTTTTATACTATTATTTTTTATTTTTAATTTTTAATTTTTTAAGTTTTTATTTTATTTTTTATTTTTAATTTTTTAATTCTTATATTTTTTTTTATTTTTAAAAATATAGTATGGCGAATCAATACATTAGTAAGATAATTCAAAGGATCACAGAGAATACAAATACAACCACTAACCTAGGTATTATTATTGCATCTCCATCAGATTATCCGCCATATAAATACCATTGGATAAGGGATTCAGCACTTGTCATGAGGACCATTGTTGATATGTATGATGTAACAAAAGATCCGATTTATTTTCAATCAATCATTAATTATATTGAAAATGAAAGTAAAATTCAACAATTAGAAACAAAAACAGGATTAGGAGAACCAAAATACAACATTAATTGTACAGCATACAATGGTCCCTGGGGGAGACCACAGAATGACGGACCTGCATTACGAGGTATTATTCTATTTCAATTAATCGATATGATTTATTACAAATATGAAACATTAATTCATCAATTAATTCTTCCTATTATTCAAAAAGATTTAGAATATATACTCAATAATTATCGTAAGGTTTCTTATGATATATGGGAAGAAAAAGAAGGGTGGCATTTCTATACTCGTATGGTTCAGGTCAAATTTATGAAAGAAGCCTTACGATATAAGAAACTTATTCAAGGAAATATTGATATTGAACTATTAAAACGTAGTTATGAATGTTTATTAACGGATTTAAAAGATCATTTAAATGGTTCTACAATTATTTCTTCTTTTGATGAAGAAGGTAAGATCATAAAATATGAAGATGCTTCTAATATCCTTGCTTTTTGTCATATTAATTATGATAAAGATATTCTAAATACTATTCCACTTGAGAATATCAACCATACATGTGATAATTTAATTCAAGCATTTCGTAAAAAATACAATGATAATGATCTAAACTTAATTGGAAGATATATTGATGATCAATACTATAATGGTCATATTTGGATTATTTGTTCCTTAGCACTAGGTCAAATCTATATCGAAATGTATAAAAAGAGAAATCTTATGAAATATAATTCCCCGATGCATCGCTCCCATTCAAATCCAAACAATAATTATATTGAGATTGCGAATCAAATACTCGAGAAAATCCTTACACTTGATCCAAACTTAATCTTACCCGAACAATTTAATCCAAATACATCTGAATTTATCTCCGCGAAGAAGTTAACATGGAACTACTCCGAATTGTATCAATTGTATAAATTACTTCATTAACTAAATAAATTAAAATTTGAATACTACTTAATATTTTGTTTTAAAATACAATTAAAACAAGATGTTCCTTTCCCTTGAAACTTATGCGAGTTCACTTTTTCAAGAGATTATTCAAGTATTTTCTATGATTCTTGCGTACTTCATTGGTGGATTTGGTTATGATTACTTCGTAAAGCATATTATTCTAGCAATGGTTGGTGAAGAAGAACATATTCAAGAAGAAGAAGTTCAAAAGAAATTGAAAGTGGGTTTACTTACCAATGAGATTCCACCAATCGTTTATGGTGGTGTTGCAACATGGATCGTTAACTTTCTAAAGATGTTTGAAGATGATGAAAATATTGAAGTAATCCCTATCTTCCTCGCCTACAATGATAAACTACCTACAGAGTGTCTTCTTCAATATCCTAATATTCGTATAATTGAAAAGGAAGATGATATTCGTATCTGTTTTGAGGATATCGATGTATGTGTCAATAATCTTTGGATTGCCCTTGAAACAATTGTAAAGGTTAAAGAACTATTTCCTGAAATGAGTATTATTTCAGTATGTCACTCTCTAATTCGTATGGAAAACATTACAAATATGGGTTCATGTTATACAAATAACTTCAATCAACAAGAGATTACATTCCAGAATTCAGATTATGTAGTCTTGATTAGTAAAGCCGAAGAACAATATTACAATCAATTTGGTTACAATCTCTTTGATACTCAAACGAAAGTAATCTACAATAGTTATCAACCCAAGTATGATAATGAAGAATTGGATGTAAATTATACATCCAATACCCTTGGATATATCGGAAGACATGTTCCACGAAAGAGACCCGAAATTCCTATTGTATCCGTGAGTAAGAATAAGATTGATAATGTCCTTGTTATTAATATGGGAGTAGATTATGATAAGTATGATAATGCATATTGGAGAAAACTTGAAAAGAAGTATGAAAAATCACTCAAGATTATCCCTTTTACTGTTGATAAGAATGTAAAAGAACAATATTGGAAGGATGTAGGGATCAATTGTATTACTGGTATCTATGAACCATTTGGTTATACAATTTGTGAATCATTAGATCGTAGGGTTCCAGTAATTGTATCAAATATCGATGGACCAAAGGAGATTATTGAAGAAGTGATTGAGAATGTTTATACCTATGAAGTAGATATTGATAATTATCAAAATGATATCCAAAACTTTACAAAGACACTTAAAGAAACACTTAGTATCCCTTCAAATGTAAGGAAAGAAAATGCAGAAAAGGCTAGAAAAGCACTTGATAAACTAAGACCTGAAAAAATTAAGAAAGATTGGATTCAACTATTCTTAGAAGTATCGAATTAAATAATGATTATTATATTATTACTATGGGAATAATCTTTTCAAAGCACGAAAAATATCATATCCATCAAACTACATTAATCACTACAATCTATTGTGAACATTGTAAAAATTCTTTTTTATTTAATGATTACTATAAACACATTGTTCAATGTAAAAGGATGATAAAAAGAAAAAGAATAAAATAAATTATGGTGATAATTGAACCATTGTCCCTAATGAACTACCTTCATTAAAATCTAAATCTTGACTACATTCAGGTGTAAAATCAGAGGGTCGTAGGATACTCCAATCTGTATCCTTATTGAGAATACCACAATTTGTATAGATATAACCTAATAAGGCACTGCACCAGAATCTGTCCTTTTTTTGTGGATCTCTATCTTTTCTTTGTATCGCATCAATCAAATCTTTAAGATAGAAATCATATTTTTTATCATAAACTACAGAGTGTACCTCTTTTAAATGTTTTGTACTGAATAGTTCTTTCGAGCAATTTATACTCCTTACATAGATTGAACTATTCTTTTTTTTGTATTTATCACAAATTTCATCCAAGGGTGTAATTTGAACACCGAATTTAATTTGACCATCTTGGGGATCTGGTTCACCTTCATAATTTGACTCCCAAACATAGTATCCTTTTAAAGGTTGATCAATAAAATCAGGATCCTTTAATACCATCGCAACATGTGTAATATTACTTGATGTAAAATATTTAATCAACATAGAGATAGGATTACAACCACCATTATCAAACAAAAGAATATCCCCTGTTTTTAAATTTTCTTTTTCCATTATATAATATTCAATTATTTAATTAGTATTTAATTAGTATTTAATAAATAATAGAATTATACTATGGAGATAGCACTAACAAATGATGAAGAAGTATTAATGAATTTACTATCTATTCTACCTATTTTTCCTATTTGCCAAAGGATTATCCAATTAAAAAATAGAATAGAAAAAGAAGATACATTGAGATACCATGTTGAACGATGGACCATCCTTTCATCAATATACTTTCGTTCATTTGAAATTAGTAATAATCTTGGTATTTCAAACCCTTCACCGAGTCTTTTTGAACATAAAAAATATATATCATATACAAAAAATGATGAAGAATACATATCTGAACCAGATACTAATCTAGATTATTTCCATGAAACAGGTATCTCCTATCAAGTAAGGGATCTATTACTAGCTATATTAAAAACAAAAGAATGGGAGAAACACCATTGGAAAGAGATAAGGGAAAATGATGATAAACTATATTATGTTCTTTCAGGTCATATTATGAAGAAGACAGAAGATAAGTATAATAGCTACCTTAAATATATTCCCAAGGCCTACGCCTTTGATGAATTGGACTAAATAAACTATGCAAGGGTCGTAACATGATTTCTTGATTAATCTTATGAATTGTTTCAAAACGATTGAATGAGATACATTTCTTAATTGTAGTCATTATTAGGAATAGATTCAATTGTTGAATACGATTTTTGATTTCTTTATTATGGTAGTCCAAGCCGGCATAAATTAATTCAAATATATACCTTAGATCATAGTAACAAGTTAGAGGTGATTCCCACACCGTCCCTATGTCACGAATACATACTATCCCTATTTCTTGTAATTCACTTTCTGTATAAGTATATCGTTTCATCCATTCTTTAAAACTTTTATAGTCTTTATTTAGATAATCGAATAGTAGGTATTTACATTTGTTATAATAATTATGATAAGTATATTGATTGATATGTGAAAATGTTATCTTATCATGATGAGATAATCCTTCAAAGATAATATTAATTATATCATTTGTAAAAAAAAGATAATTGAATTCCATACTATTAGTTGTGATCTTTTCTTAAAATATAATTAATAGAATATACTAAGAATGATTATTACAATCATTATTATAATTATGATTTCAAAACTATGAATCCTTGGATATTGATACAATTCTTTGATCATATAGTTCCTTACTAATTGATATCCATTTTTCTCATAATATTCTCTAACACCAACACCTGCAATGATTGCAATCTTATGGATATTATTTTCAAAAGATATTTGTTCCCCCTTTTTAAGTAACTTTTTACCAAAACCCATATGTTGAACTTCTTTATCCTTACTACGATGATTGACGACCTTTCCATAGACATGAAGTTCCCTTATGAAACTACAATCCTCTAACTCTGGATAAATCAAACCATTGTTTGTATGGTTAATCCTTAAACGTAAGAATCCATAGAGGGTTTGTTGATCTGGACTTTCATAACTGATAAAATATTCTGTTGAATTGAATCCATTGTATTTTCTTACAAAGAGTTCAGCATGATGAATATTTTCCATATCCTTCTTTACTTCCCTACAACGAATACATTGACAATTCACATCATCTCTTGCCAGAATTTTTTGTCGTAGGTTTACGTTCTCATTCCCACCAATGATATTTATATTAGGGATATCTCTTATAATACGGTTTAATCTTATCCATGGAAAGATATTTTGTTTAATGTATACAATTACTTTAATCAGTTTATCTTCATCTTCAGAATAAGGTTTGTAGGCCCCCTTTTCATACATTTCCTTAATCTTTGTCCAATCAACAACAGAACAAGGGTATATTTTTAATTGATCTGCTTGGAGTTCAGGGTGTTTAAGGTCGTAAACAAAGTAATTCTTATCCACTTCTTTAATCGAATGAACTCCAAAGAGCTTTTGAAACATTTCAATATCTTTTTGAACTGAACTCCCAGGTAGATCAGGCATTAAATGCCAATCTACTTTCCCACCATTCTGCTTCCATAGATGATTCCCATGAATAATATCTTCGGTTGTACATCCACGATCAACACCTTCCAATATATCATTTTCAATATGTTGAACACCTATTTGTAACCGTGTCACATTAAACTCCCTTAACTTTTTAATTTGTTTCATAGATATACAATCCGGTCGTGTTTCAAGTGTTAAACCAATAACCCTTCTTTGTGATCTTTCTGCCTCCTTAATCTCTTCTTCAAGGGTTAACTTATCACCATACCTTGTTTCCAATCTATTGATTGCATAATAAATATCACGGATATATTCTTTTTGATACTCCAATGGATAATGGTCCCAAGTCCCACCAAGAACAAGGATTTCTATTTTATCGACTTCATGACCACATGCTTGTAAAGCATCCGCTCGATCATAGATTTGAAGGATAGGGCTAAAATGATTACGATTCGCTCTTAAAACAGCTGGTTCTGTTGACAAATAACTTCGTGGCTGTTCGATCTTCACACCTGTCAATAAATCCCCTTTCTTAAAATCTATTTTCACACCTTCTTCAAAGGTAATGATAAAGTTCTTATCTTTAAAATGGGAACACTTATCGACTGTGTATGTATCTACCCCTCTGATAACATAAGATAACATACGTATCAAATGAATATCATCTTTTGTTTTCACTTTGATTTGTTTTTCATTTGTATCAACTACGATAAGTGAAAGCCGTACTTCTGGTTCATTTGGGCAATAGGCACAACTATGTCCACAACTAAAAGATTGTTTAACTCTTTCTCCATTGGAATTTGTATATTCGGGTGTAGGGCTTGTTAGAATCGTAATAACAGTAACACCAGAACCCGAACGACATTTTCTTTTCAAAGTGTATTCCAAGAAGGATGGATTCTCATCCACCATTTTTTGAACAGATAATTCATTATAAACCTTCCGTAGTTGAGGCTTACTTGGACACAATTTATACTTTACCTTCATTTCATTGTATCTCTTTTGATACTCCAATTCAGATTCAAATTCATAGAAAGATAAATCTTTCACAAAATTGACAAGTTTTTCCGAAGATATCGTATCTTCGATGTCATCCATTGCAAAGGTTATATTTATTTTAATAAAGGAATCAATTTATAAATCAAATTTTATATATATATATATATATGGTACACATGTTTCTCTAAAAAAAAATCTGAATCTAACCCTGTGAAGATATATTCTTGAGGAAATTATTTCACATCCTTTCCTTAAGCTTACCTAATATATATTGATTTTCTTTTTCCAATTTTTCTACTTTTTTAATCAATCGTTCCATACGATCTTCTTCACGGGGGATATCAAATGTTATATTAAACCCGAAGATTTCTAAACCGGGATTATAATTAATATTCAAGGAAATATTTTCTTCTTTTTCTTCGGTAATTTTCCATTGTATTTCTTTCGAATTTTTTTCAAAGACAAGATTGAGAATTCGATAAAAATTATTAAAATCATGTTGAAAATACTTCATATTCTTTAACCAAAAGGGTGAAATTTCATTAATAGAGATCTCATACTTTGTATGTTCTTTGATATTTTCTACAGAGAGGTATATATTCTTACTTTCATCTTTCTCTAAATATATACAATACTTATTATCCATCTTTACTATAGATTAGAAAGATAAAATTCAAATTTTATTTTTAAATTTGAAATAATATTTTGAAAGGATTAACAAATAGAAAAATGAACGCACTTACATCAATGATATCCACAATCCTACTCTCTACTGTGTCTTCAGGCATGATGGATGTTGTGGCAAATGACTCGTGTCACTATTCTGATGACGGAATCTGTGATGAACCATTACTTGAGGGAGGTTGTGTCGTTGGAACTGATATGAATGATTGCATTGGCGAAAGATATTATCCATGTCAATACATAAATGATGGAGTGTGTGATGAAGGACCAGACCATCAATATTGTCTTCCTGGGACAGATACAAACGATTGTTGTGAGAATGGGATGTTAAAGACTTGGAATGAAACGGATATTAATTTTGGAAGAGATCTATCAGGGGCGATTTGTGAAGGATTCATACTTGATTACCGTAAGATGATGGCTACTACTCCTATACAAGAAGAGGTTACTCCTATAACCTGTTCTGGAGTTCTTGAATGTAGCAACCTTCTTCAAGAGAAAAAAAGCACTACAGTTCAAAAGGAAACGAAGAATCAATTCCTCTCAAGTCTTTTCTTTCAGTTTATCTTCGTCTATTGTAGTTGTATCTATTATCAACGTATCATTGATGGACTCGAATTTATAAGAGATAATATTGATATTATCTTTAAGATATGGTGTAATATTCTCAAATGTTTTGTATACCTGTTTCTTCTCGCTGTAAGTATTGGAGCAGTTTTCTCTGCCATTGGTGACAAAGAAAAGGAACAAGGGCTCCTAAAAGTAATGGGACTTATTGCATTCCTTGATTATGTTGATGAGCGCGAAAATGAACGGGGGGAAGGTGTTGATGAAGAAGAGGAATACAGGCGATGGAGAAGGAGAAGGGATAGATATAATTAATAATTAATAATTAATCACTTTTACTACCACACCATTTATATTTATATTTTGTCTTTTCTTCCTTTTTTTTATGAGTTTTAATCTGAATCTCTTTCACCTTTCCATTTTTATTCTGAAAGATAGTTCTTTTCTGATAAAGTTGACAATCCTCAACAGGTGAAAGAGAAATAGATGAACTCATTTAACTATTTAAAATAATTAAATCTTAATATATTTAAAATGCTTATTCGTAAAATACGACCTCGTTGGTCACATCTACGATGGTTAAATAAAGATTATTGTAAGATAACCCCTCAAAACCTTGAAATCTATAAAGATCATTCCTCTTATTCTCAAGTCCTTTCTTCCTACAACAACTTAGATGTTGATCTAACAAATGAAAAGGGTTTCATTACAAGAATGAGAAGGTATGGAAATTATCAAATAGATGTCGATAGAGATGTTTATAGTATTTATTATACTGGAAAAGATACATTTCAACAAAATGTCCCTGATAAAAGAAAAGAAAAGAGAAAATTTACATTACTTGAACCTGAAATAATTAACAATCCTTTCTTCCTTCATTTAATGGCTCAAACATGTGCCTTATCACTTCTCAATAGCAAACAACGAATATACAGTTTTAATGTATCGTTACATCAAGTCCGTCAAATTACTTATCCTGATATTGAATCCCATAATGCCCCGGAAGGAATCCATCAAGACGGCGTCGATTATATTGTATCGGCTTTTGTTCTAAAAAGATATAATATTAAAGGTGGTGAAAGTATCATATATGATGAAAATAAAAATCAAATTGATCAAATGACCTTGAAACATGGTGAAGGCATTTTTCAAAATGATAAAAAATTATGGCATTATGTAACACCTATTCAGAGTAAAAGAGATTATGTTGGATACAGAGATATCATTGGATTAGATATCACTATTAATCCATAGACTAACCTTATCTCTTCTTTCTACGTGTTTTTTTACTTGTCTTTCTCTTCTTGGACTTTGAACGTGACTTCTTGGACTTCGAACGTGACTTCTTGGACTTCGAACGTGACTTCTTGGACTTTGAACTAGACTTCTTGGACTTTGAACGAGACTTCTTGGATTTCGAACGTGACTTCTTGGATCTCTTCCTCCCTCCATCAATCTCCCCCATTTCTTCTAACTCAGGTGTACCTTCTATATCCGGTCTCTCCTCGTCATAGTAATTAACCCTGTTGCCTGCCGCCTCGATCGCACGGACCATAGCACTCTCGATAGCTTTCGCTTGGCCCCACGTGAAGAGAATGCCGCCGCCAACCTTCATGAGAGTCTGCACGACTATCCCGAAAACCGCTGACATACCACCCGCAGCAACTCCGGTGGTTACTGCGAAATAGAGCTGGCACCAATCATTATTTAGTCCAAGCACGCTGCGCGCGGCGAAAGTCGCGCCCGCACAATTCCCCGAGTTTATATCTGAAAATGTATGGAAAATTTGATCCCAACTTAGAGTTATCATAGCCGTGCCGATAAAAGCAATCAAACCTTTTATAACTTTCCTAATGTCATATATACTTATTTCTGCTCCTCCTTTTTGGAGAATACCCCCATTTGGATTGGGGACGTCGAACGCTTTGTCGAGCACGTTGAGAACGTTATCTAATTGTCTTTGTGTTAATGTTTGATTCATTCTATACTTAATATTATATTTTATTTAAAAAAATTTGAAAATTTGTTTTAAGGGAAGAAAATAATAAAAAAGTATTTTAAGAAAAAAATGAATCTTCTACCTGAGACAACATCTACTCCCCTCAACCCGAGCAATGGAGCTTATATTCAATTTAAAACGCACCGCTTTGTCACACTCTACAATTCGATGCTCGATACATTCGGTATCTACAAAGTAGAGAAAGATTGGTCTGATGTTTATTGGACTCCACCTGAAGCATATATCTATCCAAACATTGATTGGGAAAAGATATGGAAAGAAATGGATTATTGTAACCATGGATACTTGAGGACATATGATTACAGTGTTTCAATCACCGGTCCTGAAATGTGTTTCTACAGAAGTAGGATATAATTAAATTTTAGAATTTATTTGAAAAGCTTCACACGATTCAACAATTTGTTTCATTAAAATTGCAATAGTCATTGGGCCTACACCACCCGGAACAGGTGTAATATAACTTGCTTTATTCTTTACATTCTCAAAATCAACATCCCCGACAAGGCGATATCCATTTTTTTTACTTGAATCTTCTACTTTATTAATACCGATATCAATAATAACGGTTCCTTCATTAACCCAGTCCTCTTTTACAATATGAGGGACACCGCAACATGTTATTAGGATATCCGCATGTTTAATATGTTCTCGAATATCTCTTGTATTAATATTACAGATTGTTAAAGTTGCGCCTTTATGCAATAACATCATTGATAAAGGTAATCCGACTAAGTTACTTGAACCGATAATAGTAATATTTCTTCCACGTAGACGAATATTATATTCATCCAATAGTTCAATACAACCTCTTGGTGTACATGAATAAAACAATGCATCTTGATTTTGAAATAACTTACCAGCATTCATTGTTCCCATTCCGTCAACATCTTTTGTAGGATAAATTGTATTTAGAATTTTATTTGTATTGAAGTGTTCAGGCAATGGGAGTTGAACTAAGATACCGTGAATCAAAGGATTTTGATTCATCTTTTGGATTGTATCAATAACAAGTTCTTCGTTAACTTCTTCTGAAAATCTGTGAACTTTACTCATGATACCTAATTTAAGACAAGCCTTCTGTTTCATATTTACATAGGTTTCACTTTCAATAAGATTTCCAACTAAAACAACACCTAATCCAGGCCTTTTGTTATTTTCTAGTAAAATATTAATACGGGGTTTAAGTTCCTCTTGAATTTCTTCAGATAATTTCTTCCCATCAAGTATGCCTTTCATACTTTACATATTATTTTATATTTTAAGTGATATTTTAAATACTATCGATTATCCTCTTTTCATAAGAGTTGCCCATTTCGATGGATCATTTTTATCTGGAGGAGCATCTAAATATTCCCAATCAAAGAAACCAGCCATTGTAGGGTATTCGGTAATAATACTATGGACTTCGTCTAATGCATTCTGAAATGTAGATTGATTAAATTGTCCGGATTCCATTCCCATAACGATCTTCTCCGGAGGATATCCATTTTGAATAATCTTGTCATATGTATTCTTTGAAAAAGAATAATAACATTGGGTATGAAACCAAGAGATATGTTTTCCTTCTTTGGATTCATAGAGAGTTTTATAATTGAATCCAGCCATTGAACCACCATCTGTTTCTAAAGAAGAACTAATAGGAGCCATTGTAATCGTAAAGTCAGGTCCAAAATCTTCGACTAAATGACGGATTAACATTTGAACGTTTTCTAATGTTGTTTCTTCTTCAATGTCTAGATCAATTCCAGAAATCCAGGGTCTTTCCCTTATCATTTGAGTTAATAATGGATAATAGATATCAAAATCACTAAATAATGTACGATAGGCATATCCTGCTCCACCCATCATTAACATAATTTTACATCCTTGCACGGATGCCTCTTTTGTTTCCATCCACATTTTGTCAAAAATAGAATTCTTTGGATCATTATCATTTAAATGAATATAGGGTTGTTGACCATCTTTACCAAAATGTAATGATGAAACAATGATCACATCAATATCTGTAATATTTTCAAGTGCTTGTTCTAAGCCTACAAATGATTGATAATAATAAATAGTTTTCATGATTTACTATACATACTTAACTATATTTTAAATAGGTATGGTTAAATAAAATGGACATTCTAAGAAATATCTTCTGTAAGAATAATCAAACCTTTAAAAAAATAAAAAAAATATATCCTCCATGTGGGAGAGAATATTGTTATTGTATAAAAACAACAGATCTAAACAAAAAAATAAATGTAGAACTTTATTTTGAATGTTACCGAACCTGGTATAACGATATGAAATAGTATTACCATTGAAGGTTTTCTGGAAAGTATTCATTTAACAAGTTATCATAGTACTCCTTCATTGTATCAGTTATTTGAAACTCTTTTTCTTCTTTTGAATACAAATCAAATTGATTGAAGAAGTTAACATTTTTTAAAGTAATGTAATCTTCTTCATTCATAAATTGCCTGTATTCTCCTTTCGAATGCCATGGATAAAACGAATGATAACGAATAATATTCATATACCTCTCTGATAATTTATGATTTTTATTCTGTTTTAAAACCTGGTATAGGTATTCATCGTGTCCAAATGATATCGTTAAATTTTCTAGACCACAACCTTTTTGATAGATACCTAACTCACTATTCATATAATCAGGGTGATGTTTTAATATATCTTTTAATATATCATAATAAACAATTGTCCGAGGAATTCTACAACCTAGAACAAATGTATCCCCTACAATTGCCCAATTAGGTTCACCAAATGTGAATAATATTTTCCCTAAATCATGAATTAAACCTGTAATTTGAAGCTCTTTATCCATGGGGTATTTTTTACGGATTCTTTCGGCTGTTTGATAAGCATGAAAAGAGTTTGGTTCATCTAGATCAGGATCAGAAGGGTCAATAAACTGATCCATCATTTGCAATGCATGATTCATTGATAATTCAACATTCTCTAAGTTTGAATATTTTTTATTCTGTTGGATTACATAATCATATACCTGATTCGAATACATATCAGAATATAATTTCTCTTGAGGGGTATTTTTATCATATTTTCTTAACATATTAATAATATTACATTATATTTTATTATATTTTATTAAGTATTTTCCCTTGTAGTATTATTTTCTAAACTATATGGTTCAGATCCTCGTAAATAGTTTACTTTATTACAAATAAATCCTAACGGGTTCTTAACATTATCATAAATGGATTCAATAAAATTAATATGGGAACCCATCCTATCACATTTGGGTTTCACATCTTCTTCAAGGAGACTTAAAATACGATCTAGTTTTCCTTCTATTTCATTAAGCCTTCTTTCAATACCTTCCATATAGTATTAAACTATATTTTTATCAATTATTAATAACGCTATGATAGTTAATTGAACAATTATACCAGAGATACCATCATGATACATACTCCTTATCGCCCCTAATTCTTTATAGTATGTTTCATCTAAGTGGGGAAATAATTGACTCCCTTTCATTAAGAACCCAAAAAGAGCACTTACAATAAATGAAAGAAATAAGAAATATAGAATACTATGAATGTTTTTAAGGTCATTGGGATATGGATGTATATTTAGAATAATGAATTGAGTGATTGCTCCAATAAATCCTGCAATTAATGCTGCAGATAGAAGAGTATGTTTCTGAAAATACGGAATTAAATACTTTATGAAATCATACCGTATTATTTCTGGTAATTTATCATAATTTTCAGATAATAACCTTAATAGAATATCCCATAGTCCAGTAATAATGAATGTTAGTATATAGAGTTTATAAGTATTCATTTATATACTATTAATTATTTTTTATTCCGGATAGAGTATTAGTATTTTATATTTGTTTAAATATTTAAAAAATTAACACATTAATAAAGTAAACAAAGAAACTAATGGGTAAAGAAAAGAAACATGTAAATATTGTTGTTATAGGACATGTTGATGCCGGAAAATCAACGACTACAGGACATTTAATTTATAAATGTGGTGGAATTGATAAACGAGTTATTGAAAAGTTTGAAAAAGAAGCAAGTGAAATGGGAAAGAGTTCTTTTAAGTATGCCTGGGTCCTTGACAAGCTAAAAGCAGAAAGGGAAAGAGGAATTACGATTGATATTGCATTATGGAAGTTTGAAACGAGTAAGTATTACTTTACAATTATCGATGCCCCAGGGCACAGGGATTTTATTAAGAATATGATTACTGGAACATCTCAAGCAGATGTTGCTGTACTAGTGATTGCTTCACCTACTGGAGAATTCGAAGCCGGAATTTCCAAGAATGGACAAACAAGAGAACATGCTTTACTAGCATACACACTTGGTGTCAAACAGATGATTGTAGCAACAAATAAGATGGATTCTACATCCCCTCCATATAACAAAGAACGTTATGAAGAAATTAAAGGAGAAGTATCAAACTTCCTTAAGAAAGTGGGTTACAAACCCGCGGTTATTCCTTTTGTCCCAATTTCTGGATGGCATGGGGACAATATGATTGAAAGTGGAGATAATATGAAATGGTATAAAGGACCAACACTATTGGAAGCATTGGATGGAATTAAACCACCAAAAAGACCGATTGATAAACCTCTGCGTTTACCGCTACAAGATGTCTATAAAATCGGAGGTGTAGGAACTGTACCAGTTGGAAGAGTTGAAACCGGTGTTTTAAAACCAGGGACATCGATTAAGTTCGCTCCGAGTGGAATTGTAACTGATTGTAAGGATGTTGAGATGCATCATGAAAAGTTAGAACAAGCAATGCCTGGGGATAATGTTGGATTTAATATTAAGAATGTATCTGTAAAAGATATTAAGAGAGGATATGTTGCAAGTAATAATAAGGATCATCCAGCAAGTGAAACAGAATCATTTACATCACAAGTTATTATTATGAACCACCCGGGACAGATATCAAATGGATACGCCCCTGTTTTAGATTGTCATACAGCCCACATTGCGTGTAAATTTAAAGAAATTACTCAAAAAATTGATAGAAGGACGGGAAAAGTAATCGAAGAAAACCCTAAATCAATTAAGAATGGGGATGCATCCATTGTGAAATTAGAACCTTCAAAACCGATGTGCGTTGAAACATTTACAGAGTATCCACCACTTGGAAGATTTGCTGTACGAGATATGAGACAGACGGTTGCTGTTGGTGTAATTAAAAAAGTAACTACGAAAGTTTAATTTAAAATTTGATAGTATTTTTATCAATAATAGTAAATAATAGTTATTCATGTTCGGTTGGTATTCTGAAAGTATTGCAAGAGAGAAACAAAAGGTCTATATTTATAAGGATAAAAATGATACAACTGTTCTATGTACGGCGATATCAAGGACAAATGAATGTCCTTATTTAGAAGAATCTGTATTCGGTTCTGATGTGATTAGTATTGGAGAATTAAAGGAATATATATCAACAATGGAGTATGATCCAAGGAATGTAAGTTATTAGATACTTTGATCTTCCTTTTCTTCAAGTAATGAGATTGTCTTATTTTTTTCGTTTATTTCTTTCTGAAGTACACTTATTTTTTCTTTTTCTTTTTTTAATTCATTTTCAAGTCGAATAATTTGAAATTCCCTTTCTTTTATATCATTTGTAAGGTCATGAATTAAAGATTTACATGAATCACACATAATTTAATATTTTAACATAATTTAATATTTTTAATTTCTATTCTATATTAATATATATATCCTTTTATGGCCTACGAACTATCAAAAAGAACAGAATATAGTAGAGGGTTGAGTGATAATTCACACACCGCTGCTGTAAAATGTCATTCTGGTTATGAAAGAATTACTACGAAAAATGAGTGTTCAAAGGCATTGGTAGAAGCAAACAATTCTAATATAGGTCCCGTGGTAGTAAAGCCCGACCAAAATACTCCTAATGAACCCCCTGGGTGTTGGTATTATCCACCGATGAATCTTTTATTTTTTAATCATAACACCACAGAAAGAACAAGTTCCTACTGGCACGGGGGCAACAACTCGAACGCAGCAGCCAAGAAGCAGGTCTGTAAACCAATTACTACGTGCTCTGCGGGACAAGGTGGTAGTAGCTGTGCTACTTGCACTGCTGGCAAATTTTCACTTGGAGGAAACAACAACGAATGTACTACTTGGAGAACTTGTGGTAATGGTCAATATGAATCGACCGCACCAACAGCTAGTAACGACCGTGTATGTTCAGGTTGTCCTCCTGGAAAGGCTGGAACAGGGGGAACATGTTCAGATTGTGTAGCTGGGAAGTATACTGGTGGGGTGGGTTCATCCGCCTGTGCTACTTGTCCATCCGGTAAATGGGAAGATAGGACAGGATCAACTTCATGTAAAAATGTGACATCTTGTGGTAATGGTCAATATGAATCGACCGCACCAACAGCTAGTATCGACCGTGTATGTTCAGGTTGTCCTCCTGGAACTGCTGGAACAGGGGGAACATGTACAGATTGTGTAGCTGGGAAGTATACTGGTGGGGTGGGTTCATCCGCCTGTGCTACTTGTCCATCCGGTAAATGGGAA